TTTAACAGTAATAAACTGTGGTGTTGGACATGAACTATTAGTACTAGCTATATTTGCACCTAGTGAGCCATCTACTGTGTTGTCTTGATACGTTGTCGTGGTGTTATCGCTAATAGTTGTTAGTAGCTTTAATGTGCTTCCCCCTGCCTCTGTACGGTATATCTTACGTGCTGTGCATGTAGCTATCCCTACCGGTAAATCAAGATCAATGCTTTTACTTGATACTGTAATCGTGTTGCTTATAGTTCCTAGTATAATCTCCACCCCATCAATAACATACGTCATGGCGTAGTAATAAGCGCCTGTTAAGCTTCCAGATACAAGCAGGTCTTTAGCTGTCGGGGCACCCATTTGTTTGACGTATGTACCATCATATACCAACGGGTAGTCAAACCCATTACTAATAAACAGCTTGTCGTTCAGTATGCCGAATGTGCATTTCTTGCCGGCTGTTAGCCCTGTATACACTGTACTTGGGCTAGTAAGAAAGTCTTTAATTATTGACCCGCCTTGAACAATTATTTTTTCACTCTGGAACTGACCAACTGAATCAATGTAACGAAAGTCTACCCCACCATCAATTTGGTTTGCGCCCACGTTATATTCAACGCTTGGGGCTTTAATTCGCTGACAACCTATAATGCCATCGTAGTTCATGTTCTCAATGTTGTAAAAATAATCAGGCGACACAAACTTGCGCCCTTTGTCGTCTCGCAACCCCTTAGATTCGTAAGATTCTACAACAAAACTCAAATTGTTGCTCCTATGTTATTTACTTCCCAATCGTAGGCGTGACCAATCATGCCGCCTTGTACGACATCGCCATACCCTGCTTTAATGTCGTTTTGAGCTTGCTGGTAAAAGGCCGCTGCATCTATCTTGTAGCGGTCAGCAAGGTTAAAATCTCCAATTAAAATTAACAATTTATTTGCGACTAGATCAACAATTGGCTCAACATGCTCGTCTGGTATTTCCATTTCTTTGGCTAGATCACTAGCTGATATGCTATCGTTAGCATCAACGCTAATAACAAAGTGCTTTCGCCTGTAAAACAACTCAAAGTTGTTATGCGTAACTGTGTCAGTGTCGCTATGCCCTGCGGCTGTTGTTCCTTCAACACCTCTAGTACAACCAGTAAATGTTGTTGCTGTTTTTGCTGTGTAACGGATTTTTTCGTTATTAATTGTTATACGACCATCTAAATCTGGAAAGCTATTTGTTGACGCTACAGTAATTGTAGTCGCACTGTCACTAATGGCCCCGTTAAGAGTCGTCGTTTGTGCTGAACTGCTACTATCAGGATAAATAGTAATTTCGTTATTCCAAACATTTATAAAACGTGGAATACCTGCATAGGTATTATAAGTGAACTTTGTGGTTACATAATTTAAGTTTTTTATATTTAATGGGTTTTTACGCCCGTCACGCCAGATATAAGCCAGTCTATAAGCCTGTGACCTAATCGCATCAGTAGGGCCTGTAACAACGCGATTAGACGTGTTTACAGGCGTACTAAAAATATCCTCAATACCTTTAACGTTGCTCGCATACTGATCTAATGCATTTTTTAGCTGATTTACTTTTCGCTTGTTAGTAAAAAGTGTGTTACTAGCTTTAGTACTATCTTCATCGGATATTGCTGTATTAATTCTATCTATAACATCGCTAACCAACATTTTTTACACTCCTAACAATTTTTGGACAATAATCCCGACTAAAGCCGTGCCTATTACTACAATACCAGTTATTATCCCATTTAAAATTAATTTATTTTTACTTACTTCTCTTTCAATCTTTTGACTAAAGTCTTGGATTCCGTATGACATAGCATCGATTCCCATATCAATTACAACTTTACGATCAGCCTTTTGTTTTGGCGTCATTGTTTCTGAAATATATTTTTCCTCTAAACGTCTTCTATATTTGTCTAATTTATCTTGTATGCTCATTTTTTACCCAAAATACTGCGTTGCATTATCTAATGCATACTGCACCCTTGCATCTATATAATCCTTTATTGCTTTAGCACTTGCAAGTGTATCGTGACTTGCACTAACACTGTTTAAATCAGTATCAAGCACACCAGCTTTCCAATTTGTTACTGTTAAATTACTAATTGTTGTATTATCTGCATCTATACTAGGTAGTCTAGCTTCTGCTAATGTGCCGCTAGATATATTACTTGCGTTAGTCGTATCTACATTTACTACATTCCCAAGCCCTACATCACCTTTAACTAGACTTAGTGCTGTTTTTAGGGTTGTTGATATTGTTAAATCCTCTACATCCCCTGTACCAGCTGTTGTTCTGCCTTTAACCGTTCCAGTGGCAACGTGTGCCATTTTTGCATTGGTTACGGCTTCGTCCGCAATCGTTAAGGCTGTGGCACCTGTAACGTCACCTGTATGTGTTGCATTGGTTACCTTGGCGTTGTTTGTTGTTATATCTGATTCCATGGTATCTAGGTCCACTGCTTGTGTAACGGATATATGCCCTAGCTTAGTTTGCTCTGCACTTGTTATCGTTGTGGGTTTATTAAGTATCTGGGCATCACCACTAACAGCGTCCCAGTCAGCATTTACATTGACTTCTGCGCCTGTTGCAATGCCTGACAATTTAGTTTTTTCGGCATCAGTATAGGCATTTGTATCCGCATTAGACTCATAAGCAGTTTTTATTTCTGCTACTGTTTGATCAGCTGTGGCGTTATCTTCTATGCCATCTAGTTTAGTGTTGTCGCTACTTGTAAAATGCTTGTTAGTCGCTGTCTCTGCTACGTCATTAAGGGTTAACGCTCTGGCTTCCCATGTATTGCTAGAATTACCTATAAACACATTCCCATCGTTAAGGTTAGGTACGTCATTAGTACGACCTGCACCACCAACTTTTATTGAGCCTGCACTTGCGTGTACTCTTTGTACTTTGCCAATGTTTTGTACCTGTGATGATTCACCATAAGGTTTGATTGCTGTCAGTGCGCCTGTATCAGAAATGTATAAAATATCACCCAAAGAAAATGAACTTGTATCAATTCCTGACAATGTACCAAATGTGACTACGTTGACTGAGGCATTTAGAGATACCGTACTTTCAGCCAACCCAAACGCTGGCATTTTATTAACATCATTTGCGTCTGCTATGCCTACGACTGGCACGTTACCAGTTAGATTAAAACTAGATATATAGACAGGGTCCCCCTTGCTTATTGCCTCACCTGCTTTGGCTTTAAATTGTACCTCACCACGTAAACCACCGATAAAGTTATCAGCTTCAACGTTGCCATTAACTGTTAATATTTCACCATTTAGTGTCGTTGTGCCAATTCCAACTTGGTTGTTTGTGGAATCGACATATAACGTATTTGTATCAACAGTTAAGTCACCTGTCAGTGTGCATGATCCAGTAACATTTATATTTCCTGTACCTGTAATATCACTGCTATTTAAATCTAAGTCTCCACCAAGTTGTGGCGTTGTGTCTTCTACTACGTTTTCTAAGTATCGTCCGTCTAAGTCAACTGTTCTTGTTGCACTATCGTTCATGGTGGCTGTTAGAACGCCAGTGCCAGTGTTAAAGCCTAAAGACGATAGAAACTTATCTGTACCACCACCTCCGCCACCTTCAGTGGGGTTGTAGATGTAAGTCATCCCTCAGCACCTACTAATGTTTTACTTCCATTAGCTGATATTGCATTTACAACACCCTTATATATCGGGTTATCTAATGCCAACGCCCCACCGCTTGCATTTAGTCGTATCCCGTTATTAAGTGTTGCTGTTGCGCCTAATGATACATAAATAGGCTCATCGCTGTCATTAACCAATATTAGTAATTTTCTGCCACTATTCGCCGCTAACACTTGCGTGCTACTTGTACCAATAGACACACTAAAATTAGTAATACTAGATACCTCATCGGCACTAATTGCCGTTGATGTTGATGGAATGAAAGGGTCTGCGTCTGTACCAGTACCAGTTGACTTGAAGTACCTAACCCCTTCGTTTGCTAGAATATCCTGAAAGTTTGCCATTTTATTAGTAGCGGGGGTGGCACAAGGCCACCACCCAATAAACTATTAAGAAGCTGCTACAGCTACTACGTTACCTGACAATACAAAAGATGCTGAACCACCGCTTGTTGCAGTAGTTGCGATTCCAACAGAACCTGCACCTTCAGCAGTTGACCCAGAAACCCCACCGTCTAATTTAAGACCAGTTCCTGCGTTCAATAATTCGGCATAGTCACCGGCTGCGAATGTATCAGTAGTCAATACAGTTACAATTCCTTTTAGGGGAACCCAAGCATAGTAACCAGAAGTTACAGCAACTTGAGGTACAACTACAGTGGCTCCACTTGCAGTAGTAGCAGGGGCTTTAGTTGATACCTCAGCTCCAGCAGTGTTTACCGCTGATAACTGGTATGGCTGATACTGAGTTAAAGCAGCGTGTGCTTTTACATATACATATTCTTTTTTAATTGCATTAGTGTCTGAATTATCAACATATCGTGCGCCTAGCTCATATTGACGTGTGCTAGAGGGATTTGTTAAGTCATCAGTGTCGATTGAATTTACGTAAGACATAGTTTTCTCCTTTCAATAATTATTAAGACTGAAGAGCCTTGAAAACACCGTTGTAGCGACGAGCGCGGCAAATTAAGTTGTAAGCCATAAAAACTTGTGAACTATTAGCCGGTTGATTAGGAATACGCCCGTTAAAATCAACTGGGGCTTTTTTTCCTTCAAAACCATACTTGTATTTCAAAGCAAAGGTTGGGGTAGACAATACATATAAAAAGTTGTCTGCAGTTGATCCATCGCCAGTACCTGGGCTAAAGTCATCGATGTACCAATTAATTCCTCTATAAACGCATCCTCTAAACCCAGCCTCTAAATCGTCTGCAGGGGCAAACTGTTGTTGTGATTGTTGAGAAGCTAAGAATTTGTCTTGTACGAATGAGTTGGAGATCATTACGTTAGGCGCAAATGAACCGGCTGCATCTCCTGCAACTTGCCCACGAGCAATCAACTTACCAACTAGAGAGTTCAAGTTTGCATAATTAATTGTATTAGTGCTTGAATCAATTTCAGTCAACCAGGTGGTAGGATCATCTAAATCAGTGTTCGTAATCCCACCATAAGCAGTACCAGAGGCAGCAGTTACGTCCCCAAGTCCGTTAATTGCTTTTCCGCTAGAATCAGTACCGTTACCGTGCAATGCTTTAGCGTAGGTGCGCTTGGCAGTTCCGGCAGCTAAATTAACCTTTTCAACTACAAGTGATTTAATTGCGTTAGGGGTCTGGTCAGTTCTTGTAATATCATCAAGAGTAATTGTTATATTGTAGTTTTGGTATTTGAAGTCGAACTCCGCAAAACTTAGTTGCTGGGACGCTGACAAATCTAATACGTCAAACTTGCCATCAATAAAACCGTCTGCTTGGTTTTCGGCAATTTGTACTGGCTGCTGGATTTTTTTTCCACCTGAAACATATTGCAAGTTAGGGGCTTTGGACATCATGTTTCCAAATGCCGAAGCTGTTAAAAATTGATCTGGCATAATTTTTTCGAAAGCGTTATGCGCGACCGCTTGTACTTCGTCGAGTTGTGCTGTACTTAAAGACATCGTTTATTCTCCTTTTTTTTATCCTGGTAATATTTGATCAAGTTGCGCTTTCAAGTCATTAATGTTACTAGGGGCCTTTGAAGTCACTGAGACTTTATTGTTGCCTGTAACAACACTTTGCGTGGCTTGTGCCTTGCTTAGTGCTTGCTCTGCAGCTTTTGATCGCTGGTTGGCCATTATTTGCTCACTTGCAACACCTTTAAATGCAATCGGCCAAGTCTCTACAGGAAAATTGTTAGCTTGCATATAATTTACAAACTCGTTCTTATCCCATTGTATATTCTGGCTTTTTGCATATTCGTTAATAGAATCAAAGGCGTTGTTTTGTTGTTGTGTCTCATAATGTGACAACGCTTGCTGCTCAATGCTTTGTTTCCAAGCTAACACTTCATTCAATCTATTGTCTTCAATATTAGCTACTGGCTGCGATTGATCTTGATTACCATTGTGATGTTTATTTAAGACGCTTTCTATATCAGGCCCAATTTGAGGATGATTAAATAAATCCTCGAGGGTTGTATAGTCGTCTTTATATTTTTGGAGTTCGTCAACTTGAGATTTATAGTCATTAATCTGTTTGTCGAAGTCACCTTGTCGTTTTTCATGATATCGTAATGATTCATACATTTTGTTTGGGTCTTTGCCCCAGTGCGATTCAAAACGCTTATCTCCTTCCCATGAATTTATAGACTCGCTTTCAACTTGTCCATTTTCGCTGCTCGAAGTGTCTACGCTATTGCCTTGCCCAAAAGTAACTTGGGTGGCTTCTGGTTGGACTTGCTCCGTTGCAACATCAGCTTGGATGTCTTCTGCCATCGGTTTTCCTCCTAAATATTTTTAAGATAGTATTTTGTCGAGTTGAAAAAATGGGTCAGTCTTCAATGCACTGTCTGGGTCGTTTTCTGGTAATTGCTTACCCGTTATCCGAACAATGCAAGAATCAAGAGCCATAATTGCCTCTTTAGTACTACCTTTGGCTATAGCGTCTTTGGCTTCCTCTAATTTTGAAACCAATGACATGGGCGTGTAACCGCCAAAATCTTCAAGAGTATATTGTAGCTTAGACTCTTTATTAGTCTTTTCGCTATACTCTTTTTTATCTTCTTTGTCGTTGTCTTTTTCATGCTTTGGGCCACCAAAAACAATCATAATGCCTTCTTTTTTATCTTTATTCTGCACTTGGGGCTGCCTCTATAATATTAATCAAATCGTCTTTTTTAAGTCCTGTTACATCTAAATCAGGTTTAGCAACCTGCACTAATGAAATAAGCTGGTCTTTTTTTAATTTAGACAAATCTGTCACGCTTTCAACGTCAACTTCTACAACCTCTTCAACAATATATTCTTCAAAAAGCTCAGAAACTAAGCTGGCTGGCAACACAATCTCCGCTCTATCAAACTGTATTTTGTAGTGCGTTTCTTGATAGCCTAGCTGACCGGCAGGCAATATGCCATTACAGACAAATGC